ATTAGAGAAATTGTGTTTTGCTTCTAATAATTCTTTTTTGAAAGAATTACAGATTGCATTAGTTGTTATTGCCATTTTATTCTCCTTTAAATAGTTGTGTTAGGAGACGGTGATGCTACTTTTATTCTTGGTACACCATCACTATACTCCCCACGTCTTCTTCTGCCCATTTGTTGTAGAGCAAAATTTTGTATCTCTTCATCATACTTGCTTTTATAGAGGTTGTACAGATCCATAGGACCTTTTAAAAATCTAAAAGCCTCTGATAGTACACCATGTAATAACATAGATTCTTGATATTGAGCTAAATATGTATTGTTTGATGAAGTAAAATGTGGAGGCTCTTTTATATAGTTTACTTGAACTGTATCAGCTGCTGCTGGTGTAGGAGCAACTAATATTACTGCTCCTCTTTGAACACTATCATCCCAATTAGCCCAATACTTAGGGGTTCCTTGTGCATCTGTAGGATTAAATTCAGATATGAAACTTGTGTCTCTTTTTTCTAAAAATGTCCTTGTCGTGCCAGATATATGTTCAACAGATCTAATAATAATTGAATCAGATGGTAAACTTACATATCTATTACCCGCTGTGAAAGTCGATGTTGCGTATTTTCGTACATCATCATAATCAACTTTACCTGCTATATCTAATTCAACATTTCTAATAAATTGATCTATTAAAGAATCACTTAAGACAGAGCTTGAAACTTCAGTGTAGTTTCTTACTTGAGTTAAAAAATCTGAATGTGTTATTGCCATTAGACCGTTACCGTTACCCTTCCTAATAAAGCGTTTAGTTGTCTTCTTCTATTTTGTAAAGATGGATTTGCTGGTTTCATTGCTGACGTACCTTGCGTTGAAAAAGCAAAATCTCCGGGTAAAGTTAAGTTTGCTATGCCAACGGATGCTCCACCAGAATCCGCTTCAACACCACTTACATTTGTGGGTTGTTGAAATTTAATTGGCCTTATATCTTGTAGTGCTATTGCATCTGCACTAGTCCTTCTTCTTCTAATTTGTGGCTGTTTAGGTTCAAATTCTGATATGTGAACCAATGAACCATTCCATTCTTTAAGCATTTCTTTATATGGAAACTCCATACCAGATCTATCAGATATGGCTTTTGCATATTTACCTGTAGCATACTTAGCCATATTACACTCCTCCTGTTGTAGGGTAGAATGATTGTGGTGTTATAAATGTAGAAGTTCGTTGACCATCTTCATCTAAAGCTCTTTTCAATTCATCCTCATAAATTAACTTATTTTGTTGTACTAATTGCGGAGCAACTTTCATTGCTAGGTAATATGCTAATCCAGCACACATGCATGGTAAAAATCTAAAAGCTACATCAGCTTGGTTAGTGTAAACTCCTGCATCTTCAATTCTTTTAATTACATAATACTTAAGATGTGTATATGTATTAAGATCTGGGGCTTGATATAAATAAATTTTAGGTGTTATCAGTCTTTCAACATAGTATTGAGATGATGTGCCTGTATTTAATTTATTAGGTAGTGCAGCATAAGTAGACCTATCAATTTTAGTTAATGACACATCTTGAGTTGTTGAACTTTCAGCACTTATGGAACTTGAAGAAATGAAAGCCTCTAAAACATCGCTCACATCTGAATTTACCGTGTATTCTGCTTGTCCAGAAACAAGTGCATTTTCATTTAATTCAACTTTCCATAAATGAATGCCTCTATTACCCCACTCTGCAAATAATAAATTTAAACTTGTCCTTGCAGATCTGAGGTCATAACCAGAATTAGTTCTAATTGAACATCTTTGATATCCCTCTTGAATTATATCATCTATGTTAAGATTAAAATTTGTAGTTCCTGATGTTCCCATTATAAAATATCCTTATAATAATCTGTCATGCCACCTTTACTTTTTTTTGCAATTTTTTCTAAAGTTTCTGCCTGCGCTGCATGTGCTTTTGATGCTTTTTTTAATTTGTTAGCAACTTTTTGAATACCACCTTTAGAATTTAATTTTACACCTTTTTTATCAAACATGGCTGTTGCTTTATCTTTTTGATTTTTTATATAATTAACTAATGCTCGTCTTGCTTTTCTCATGGTTCTAGTAGCATCTTTTCTTCCTGCCTTTCTAGATTTTTTTAAAACAAATTGAGTCATATCAAATATCTCACTCGCTTTACGTCTTTGAACATCTAGTTTTTTTAGTCCTTTTACTTCTTTAAGTTCTCTACCAGATAATTTTCTTTTTGCTATTTCAGGGTCATAAGCCTTATTAAGTTCTTCTCTAATTTTTTTTCTTGCTGCTTTAAATGGTTTAGATCTTACAGCAGCTTTAATACCTGTTTTAAGTAGACCCCCAGCTAATTTTTTTTCAACTTTAAATACCATACCAACTGGTTTTATTTTTATAGTTCTTTTCTTCATCTTAATTTTGCCAAATCTTGTTTTGTTAATTTACCACTTCCATGCTTTTTAATTCCATATTTTAAATCATCTTTTGCATCTTTTCTTTTACCAGCACCTCTAACGCCTGATTTCATAATCTCTGTTATACTTCTCCCTCCAGCTTTTTTATATGCTTTATAAGAAGCTTTAATTCCTTTAGTGAGCAAACCACCTAATAACATTTTTTTGTACATTATTTAAATCCTTTCAACATATCACCATAGTAACTCTCGTAGCTTTTATTTGATATGTATTTACCATCAATTTCTGATTTGATGTATGAACCAATGTAAGGCTCTGGTTTTATTCTTGTACCTGGAGCTTTTGATGTTGTTTCACTAAATTGTGCTCTGCCCATTGCAGCTTTAACAACTTTCTTCTCAACACCTTTTATAGTGCCTTTATTTTTAGAAGCATAGAATACGGCTTTACCTTCTTTTTCACCATATTGATCTTTCATAGATCTCATTATTTTTTTACCTTTTTTATTTAGTGGCATTACTCCTCCTTTTTAGCCCGGGCTTTGTGATCGTTATGTTTCACCTTTTTCCGGTTGTACAACTTCTTAGATAATACCACCTTTAATTTGTATAATCTAGACCTAAGATTTTTTGCTATTGGATTACCCAATATCCGTGGCATTTCCTATAATGGGTTTGTATTTAGTTTTACCATCTTCTCTGTACGCTCTTAATAATTGTTTACGTGGATTTTCAGCAACCCAGGAGCAATGGACCCACCCGCTGTTAGGTTCACCAGGAGTGTAAAACTCAAGTATCATTTGATCCCAATCTAAATTTGCTTTAATCCAGTCAAAGACTTCAGCATTGCTCGTGCCTAAACATTCAAAATCGACTGCCTCAGCCTTGGTATGTTGTGAAGTCAAACTACTGCCGATAGCTACACATAACTCAGGGGAGCGAAAGCAGCTTGTCACTGTTACCCTACCAAAATGGTCACGAACTGGTTGTAAAATGTTTTCACAAAGTAATTTTAATTTTTCTATTTGATCTGCATTAGGATTATTATCTATGCCCAGCCTGATAGCTGTGTCTGATTTAATAAGTTCTGCCAAGCTGAAGTTCCGTGTAAGCTTCATTATTTTAAATGTATTTTTTTAATACTTTTTTCACCCATATAGACCTCTGTTTCTGCTTCACTACGTATGCATTTGTAAGATATGTTTGGATTAAAATCACGTTCTGCTACTCTACGTGCACGTAAACATGCAGCCATGTTATCCTGAATACGGTGTTCTTTGATTTCTCCATCCCAAAACATGAGCAGGGCTACTACCGTTTCTATCATTGTCCGTTACCGTTTGTGTATTTAAATTCTCTGTTTGCATCTTTTAGTTTTTCGATGTCTTCTAAAACTTTATCCATTTGTTTACGTAAAAACTCAATATTAACTTTGTTTAATGCCATGGACTCTATATGTTTGTTTAACTTGTCGGTGGACTTATAAAGATCTTCGATCATCATAAATTGTTCCGAATCAGCGGGTAATGAACCTAATTGTCCACGTGGCCATTTTATTCTAAACTCTGTATTCTCTTCTAAATCTTTTTCCATTAATTGTATACGAGTATCTGCTATGTTTAATCTTTCTACAATCTGGAAGTAACCCATTGTTCCAAGAGCTACAATTATTATCAAACTAGCAACCGTTTTCATCGGCATTTGTACGGCTGCTTCCTCTGATATATTCAGTGGTTTTTTAATAGGCATTTGGTCCTCCACACAGAGCCAATATTACCAACATTATTATTAACAAACCTGTAAAATAATAATTCATCTTGGTATTCTCCATAAATTACCTTGATTTAATAAAATTTTTTATCTTTCTAAATGGCCAACATAAGTGATGCCAAATATCTTTTAAAATTTTTTTCATTTTTTTTTCTCCATTTGATAAAACATCTTATCACTATCTTCAGTTACGTATCTAGTGTCTTCTGCATCCCAGTAAGTATTTTGGACTTTATAGTCTGGCCAAGAGTTATCAGTAGTGTAACTAGTAACATGCCACAAAATACGATTATTAGGCTGAGCTGCATAATTACCGTTAGTAAGAGCCAATATGTGCGCACACTTATGTTCTTGAGGAATTTCAGAATGTTCCACGTCAATAATATTGGTATCAGGATGACCCCAATCAACAGTGAATAAATATTGTCCGTGATAAAATTTTTTATTAAATCCCAAATATTTACCATTTAGGCCATCCAACCAATCAAAGCAATGAATACTAGGCCAATAACTAAAACTGTTCCACAATTCCAACTCGTGTAAACACATATCTGGCACTTCGGTTCTATTAAATTGTTTTTGGAAAAACGCTGAGATAGGCAATCTCCAATAACACGCACCGTTTGTAAGCATGATATTAAATAAGATAGCACGCCCTGAGATTGACGTGAGCCCAAAGATAACACAGTCAAAAGATTCTTTATTATATTTTTTATCCATATCATAAAGATATTCCTTTCTTACTTTACAATATATGGGAGGTATATTTGCGTTTAAATAAGCCATCTAACATTTCCATCTTCTCCTAGCCTGTCTTAGTCTAGAGTTAGGATCCTTTGCTGCTTTAGGAAATTTTTTCATTTGTCCTGCACTTCTAGCACAAAATGATTTACG